TAATACACCTGAATCATGGAGTTTAACTTGGAAAAATAGAACTTCGGCAGAAGCTAACAAGATTGTAAAGTTTTTTGAAGTACAAGGAGGCGTAACTGCGTTTGACTGGTACCCTATTGGATATGAGATAGCTAGTACTACTACCGCACTTTCTACTAAGAAACTAGTTGATACTAGTCAATATTTTACTGCTAGATATTTAAACACTACTGTTACAGATTCTGGAGGTACAACCACTACTGTAACAGCAGTAGATAGCGCCACTACCCTATCCTTAGCAGCAGATATTATGGCAAGTGGCGAAACGTATACTATTTATCCATATAAAAAATATACCTGTGAAAAGTGGAGTTCTCAAGAAACTTTATCAGGTGTTAGAACTATAACAGCAACATTTACAAAGGTATTTGAACCATGAGTGATAAAATTACAGCGGATATTCACGGCTTTGAGCCTGGAGCAGTTATTGAGTTATTTGAACTTGATCTATCATCAGGTACTGCACCATCAACGGAAGCAATCCTTAGGTGGCATTCTGGTCATAATGATAATATGCAAGAAATCATATGGCAAGGTAATAGATACTCAGCTATGCCTATTGAAGCTGAAGGTTTTGAGTTTTCTGGCAGAGGAGCGATACCTAGACCTACAGTTACTGTAGCTAATATTACTTCTATTTTATCAAGCGTTATTAATAGTTATGATGATTTAGTTGGTGCAAAGGTTATAAGAAAGAAAACTTTCGCAAAGTATTTAGACTCTTACTGTTATACTAATGGTTACCCAACCGCAGGAGTATGTACTGGGGAGTCAGGATCGGATCCAAGTCTCAGTAAATCAGACTGTTTAGATGCGAATAAAAACGGTTCTGTAGGTACTTGGACAGTATACAACCAAACTACTTGTGAAGCAGCAACCGGACCAGGTATATGGTACGCTTCCGCTATAGCAGATGATACTGCGCATTTTTCAGATGAGATTTGGTATGTAGATAGAAAAGCTGTAGAAACTAGAACCCATATTCAATTTGAATTAACTGCAGCGCACGACATACACGGAGTTAAGCTACCTTCTAGAACGGTAGTAGCTAACTCATGCCCTTGGGTATATAAAGGAGTAGAATGTGGGTACTCTGGCAGTAGTTATTGGGACGTAAATAATGATGTAGTAGGTAGCTCTTCTGATGATGTATGTTCCAAAACTTTTACAGCTTGTGAATTGAGATTCCCTGAATCAGGAGAGAGCCCTTTTGGAGGCTTCCCAGGAGCGGGCATTAACATGGGCTCGGTACGATGAATGAGAAAACCTTAGATGATTTTAGAAAACACGTAGAAGGGGAGTTCCCTAAAGAGGCCTGTGGGTTTATTATAGGAGTAGGGAAGAAAGAAAGGTACTTCCCTGCAACTAATATTGCTGAGAATCCTGAAGAGTATTTTATAATAGATCCAGTAAGTTATGCAGATGCAGAAGATACAGGAGTTATTATAGGGATTTGTCATTCTCATCCTAATGAAGGTTGTGGGCCTTCTGAAGCAGATAAAGTTGCTTGCGAAACTTCTAATAAGCCTTGGCACATTTTAAGTTGGCCAGGTAATCGACTATACAGTTGGGAGCCTTCAGGGTATGAAGCACCCCTAGTAGGCAGACAATTCAGTTATGGAATTTTAGATTGTTGTACATTACTTAGAGATTATTACAAAAAAGAGCTAAATATCGATTTTGAATGTTCCAGTGGTCAAGATGGCTGGTGGGATAAAGGTGAGAACCGATATTTAGAAAACTATGAAGAACAAGGTTTTGTTAAGATACTTGATGAAAATGATATTAAAAAATATGATGTCTTTTTAATAAAATTAGTTTCACCTGTACCAAACCATGCCGCAGTTTTTATTGGAAACGATAGAATTTTACATCACGTATACGGTAGACTGTCCAATAGAGAAATATATGGCGGATATTGGAGAAAACATACCACGCACCATTTAAGGCACAAATCATTATGTTAAAGAAAGTAACACTTTATGGAGAATTAGCAGAAAAGTACGGTAAGGACTGGTCCTTAGATGTAAACTCGCCTGGAGAGGCTTTCAAAGCTCTATCTGCAAATAACCAAGGATTTAAACAATTCGTTGCTTATTCAGAAGAACGAGGTGTCGGGTATAAAGTAATAGTAGGAAAGTCTTATATTAATGACTATTCTGAGCTAGGGCACCCTTCGGGGCGTCAAGAAATTAAAATAATACCTGTAATACTTGGAGCAAAAAGTAAAGGCCTAGGTATGATACTACTAGGTGTTATGATCATTAGTGGATTCTATATATATGGACAATCTATAATAGCAGCAGGTGAAGCTGCAGCTTTGGCTAGTACTGCAGGTGGCGGTGCTGTAGGTGGCGGATTGACAACAAGCCTTGGTGTATTTGATACTATAAGCATGGGAGTAGCTAATGCTGGTTCTATGGGTACTATGGCAATGAAGTTCGCTGGAGGCTTAATATTGGGAGGAATCGCCTCTATGTTAGCACCAACCCCTGAACTTCCAGATGGAGATAAGCCTACAAACTATGGTTTTGATGGAGCATCTAACACAGCTAGACAAGGCTATGCCATCCCAGTATGTTACGGGCAATTATTAATAGGGGGAACTGTTATAAGTTCAGGAGTTTCACCAGAGGATTATACACCATGAGTAATAAAGATTGGATTAGAGGTGCTGGCGGTGGTAAAGGCGGCGGTGGTGGTGCAGCTATAGAAGATGACGATACATTATTTTCAGATTCTAAAGCTAGAATTATTGATTTGCTATCCGAAGGTGAAATAGTAGGGTTATTAAACGCGGAAAAATCTATTTACTTAAATGAAACCCCTCTACAGGATTCTGCGGGGGGCAGTAACTTTGACGATGTAGCTTACATTACTAGAGAAGGTACCAATTCTCAGACTCATATACCCGGGTTTGCAGGAACAGAAAATTCTGTGGGCGTAGGAATTATAGTAACTAAAGTGCCTCCTGGAGCCATAACTGAAACATTCTCATCTACTACAGTGGATGCCATAAGAGTTATAATACATACTCCATCACTTTTAGATGCGGAGAATGATAAAGGAGACTTACACGGTTCTACCGTATCCTTCAAAATTTATATTGAAAAAGATAATGATGGTTCTTGGATATTAGCAAAAACAGACTCTTTTACAGGGAAAACATCAGCAAAGTACGAAAGAGCGTATAGAATAGATATACCAGCAACTTGGAAGTCTTCTGGGTTTACTTCTATAGCTATTAAAGTGGAAAGGACTAGCGACGACGCTTCTTCTACAAAAATACAAAATAAAATATTTTTTACTTCTTATACTAAAATTATAGATAATAAATTAAGATACCCTAATAGCGCTATAATAGCTACGCAGGTAGACGCTAGACAGTTTACTTCTATCCCTAATCGAGCATATGAAATAAAAGGGGTAAAGATAAAAGTTCCTAGTAACTATACTCCTTACGACCCGGGGCATTGCTCTCTATCTGGGTATAGACGCCAGGATAGATGTACGCAAGCTGGCGGTACCTGGATAGGTACCTCGCCTGGAGGTACTTTGTACACAGGCTCGTGGGACGGTACATTTGATATTGCATGGACTTGTAATCCTGCTTGGATTTTATACGACTTATGTACTGATGACAGATACGGATTAGGTAAATGGCTTTCTGCTAATCAGATGGATAAGTGGTCATTATATGAAATTGGAAAGTATTGTGATGCCGTGGACAACTCAGGAAACTTTATTGGAGTTGACGACGGCTGGGGCAATAAAGAGGCACGATTTACTTGTAATTTATACTTACAAGGACGAGAAGAAGCTTTCAAAGTACTTAATGATATATCCTCAGTTTTCCGAGGTATGATATACTGGCAACAAGGGCAAATTAGTGCTATACAAGATGCACCTAAAGATCCAGTTATGAATTTTTCTGATGCTAATGTTATTGATGGCATATTTACTTATGAAGGAACCTCTAGGAAACAGAGGCATAACGTAGCACATGTTACCTGGAACAATCCAGAGGATTTTTATAGGCAGAATGTTGAATATGTAGAGGATGCTCCAGGTATAGTTAATGCTAATAACCAGATTTTTTCTACGTCTATAGTTGCTGTAGGTTGTACTTCCCAAGGACAGGCTCGTAGAGTTGGCAAGTGGGTTTTATATACTGAAAGACATGAGACTGAAACTGTAACATTTACAACAGGTATGGAAGGTGCAGTAATTAGACCAGGAGACCTTATTAAGATAGCCGACTCCCATAGAGCGGGTATTCGTTATGGAGGCAGAATTGCGGCAGGCAGTACAACTACTACTATTAAATTAGATGCCCCTACTTCTGTTACTGCACTTAAAACTTATAAGTTATCTCTAATTAATACAGAAGAGGCTTGTATACGGGCTGGAGTTAAACAAGCTGAGACTACTCAGGAGACTTGTTTAAATGCAAACGTAGATAATGAATGGAAACCTTATGTGTGGGTAGAAACAAAAGATGTTAACTATGTATCAGTAACAGAAAAAGTAACAGAAATTACAGTGACCTCTGCATTCGCCAATACTCCTACTACTAATTATATGTGGATATTGGAGGAGATGGGGTCGGTAGAGGCCCAAGATTTTAGAGTATTAATGACTAGGGAGTCTGGTCCTAATATGGTGGAAATTTCAGGATTGAAGTATCATGGGGCAAAGTATGGGTTAATAGAGGAGAATATATCTTTCTCATCCAAGTCTACCAGTAGTTTGCCTAATCCTGGTGATCCAATACCTGCCCCATCTAATTTAACTATTAACGAGGAATTGTATGTTGATTCAATGGGTAATGTTAAAAATAGAGCAGAGTTTTCTTG